AATTGATTGAAAATCAACAGAAATAGCTAAAGCCGCAGCTTGCGATATATAACGCATAGGCATTTGTGGAAATGCTGGAGATTTCTCAGAATCTACCGCTGTACTGACATCTAAATCGATTAATTGTAAATAAAGAGTGTTTGGCTGACCTTCAGCCATATAAGCTTGGGCTGCATTTTGCCAAGAATTTACATTATTTACGTTCTTCAATACCTTTGCACTAAGTCTCATAAAGCCTCTTTATACCATGGGTTTATAATAAAGATTGCGATTTTGGCTAGTTTTTGTGGTATGATAAAGTATGAAACCAAGAATTTACATCATTGAAGGACCGTCAAAGATAGGCAAAAGCAGTCAAAGTTTTCTATTAAGTCAAAAAATTGAACAAAATCAGATATTTAGAATGGATAGTGTCTTGACGGTAGAGCAGGTAGCCGATTTTCAGGTTAAGATTAAGGAATGGCTGGACTTAGACCCTAAGAATACAGCTATTTTAACGGGCTCTATTGCATTTACTATTGTAATTAAAGATATGTCTGCAGTTTCTTTTGGTAAATCATATCTAGAATATGATGATGAATTAAGAGACTTTCTTGAAATGGTCAGGATTTATGGATGTAAAGCCTTTCTTCTTAAGCCTAATAAATATGACTTTCTTGCAACTCGTAGGGTCGATTCTTTAAATATCGTACACGAGGACGCCATATATAAGGGCTTAGAGCATTTTGTGAACTATTATTCAAATGCTAACTTTAAGTGGACGATTATCCCTGTCTTTCATCATGACTCAATGCTTCAGCTACAAAAAAAGATTCAATCCTACATTTAAGTACTTGCGTTGTAACCAAAACTACTGTAAAATAGTTACAAGGAAGGTTATACAAACGGCATTACAGAGGAAAATAAATGTCTCATATGATTAAGATTTTAACAAAACAATTACAGCTACTTGAGATTGAGCTAGGTGATTATATAATTGCAAAAAATCAAAAGCTTCCTACTTTACAATCGACCCAGTACTATGCTAATCTATTACAAGCTCATCAGTCATTGAGGATTGCGATTACGGCTCTAGAAAACAACTTACAGGAGGAAATCCATGTACACTAACATTATGGCTTGGGAAAATGGCGAAATGTCTGAAGTTGATGAGATTAAGTTCTTTTCTGAGTTAATTGCTACAGGAATGGCTTGGCAGCTACAAGGTTGTTATGGAAGGACGGCTGCAAGCTTTATTCAAAACAACGTTATTTCACGAAATGGTCAGATTCTTGTGAATCTTGATGAAATTTATGACAATTAATTACGTTTTCCCAACCGAAAATAAAGAACTTATTGATAATTGCATTAGGGATTTAATAACTCATGATTGGGTCCTAACTAGTCGAATTGACGACGAATATGGATTAACTACGTTAGAGTTTAAAAAATAGTTTGCAAATAATATTTTATTCTGTATAATCTCACATATCAGCTAACAACCAAGGAGATTACATGAAAGCATCAACTCAATTTGTTGTCATTGCAATTGTCGGAACTCATGTTATCCCTGTTCAAAAAATCATGCAAAAAGGACCTGAGCTTTTTGTGTTAACTGATATGAACGGGATGAATTTGTATGGATTTAAAAAAGAAAAGTCAGTCGATGCTTTTTTTATTAATGGCAAAACAAAAAAATAGTTTGCAAATAATATGCTTTCCTGTATCATCTCTGTATTGGTAACAACTAAGGAGATCAAAATGAACAAGGCAAAAATCGGTGACAGAATCAAGTCTATGAATGTTGTAGGTCTTCCAGATAGAGGTCATTATATCGGTATGGTAACTAAGATTGAGTTTGATGCTGATTATCAAGTTGACTATGTTTACTATACTGCAATCGTTGAGAATAGAGATGGTGTAGATAAGAATGTATTTAAGGAAATGAGAGTATTGCAGAACGGAACTGAAACTTTATTTGAAGGTTTAACTAATAATATCGAAATTCTTTAGGAGGTTTTATGATTAATGTAAAAAGTATAAAAATGGTAGCTGGCGGAACAGAATTAACTGTTGAAATAGACAAGGAAATTATTACAGCTAAAACTTATTTTGATTTTGATGGTACTGATAAAGTGCTTATTAAGGGCGAATTGTACGAATACCGTGGTGGATTTAATATTGTTAAGGTGAGGTAATTATGAGTAATTTACAAGAAAACATGGACCAAATGGATAAAGTTGTAACAGGATTAGGAGAAGATAAGAAAACTAGACATCAAAAGCTTCAAGAATCCCTAGTTAGACTAGTGGAGTATAAAGAAGCACTTAAAGCTCAAATGAAGGATACTGACGTACAGCTTGAAAGTGTACTAAAAACCCTAGGATTGGACTATTCATTCCAAGCACCTGATGGTATTGTATACAAGATTACCAAGCCTACAGGTACTTATATTTCATTCAAGGAGATTGATTATGCGCGTACTAAGAAGGTTGGAGAGGCTAAGGGAAGTCTAAGTAAGGCTGAAGCTAAAGAATTGGGATATACAGTAGACTAAAATAAAAAAGCCCGGACGAACCGGGCTTTTTCTATAAAACTTTAAGTTTTAATTAAGACTGTTGACCAGAAATGTTCTCGAACAATACGTTCTTACGTGGTTGCTTAACAGCAAGACACAAGAAACGGAAGTGAGCTTCAGGTAAGCTAAGGTCAGAGATAGCAAGCTTCATGCGGCTATAAGCAGCAAGTTGGTAGAACGAAGCTGTATTTGACTGAAGCAAATAACCTGTAACTGAACCCGGCTCTCTGTTTCCAAGGTCTGTGAACACAGAAGTAGCAGCGCCTGAATCTTTAACTTTACCGACGAACTTAGCAGAAGCAGCGCTTCCACCAGCAGCAGAACGGTATACGTTATAGTGACGAGCACCTTGAACTTGAGAGATAGTAAGAACAGCAGCATCACCAGCAGCAACTGCAACAGCTTGAGCAGCAGAAGCCAAAGACTCGCCTCTTTCGTTAGCTGAAGTTACATAATACTGATAAGTACCAGCATCAAGAACAGAGTCAGCGTTAACTGGAGAAGTTGGAGTGAAAGACGGAGCCGCTGGAGAACCAGCACGAGCGCGAGCTGGACGAGTCTTACCAGAAAGGAAACGAGAAGCTTCCATAGAAATTACAGAAGAACTTGTCCACTGTGTTCTAAGGTGAGCACCAGTAGCCTCTTGAGGAGAACCAGCAAGCATGATACGCTCTTTAGCGTGTGCAATCTTGTTGTACTGAGCTAGAGAAATAGGGTCAAGGATAAGTTTATCAGCTTCACCGTGATTCATTGCTGAACGAACTGCACCATCTTCAATCAAAGATTGAGTAAGAGTACCGTTTACAGAAAGAATAACTGATTGGTCAGAACCAAACTCAGCAAACATCAAATCTTGAGTGTTTGAAAGAGCGTCAGACATACGAATCTGAACATCTAAACCTTGCATAGCTGGCATGTTAGAGATAGCTAGTGGGTTTCCGTCAAAAACACCTGCGTTAGAGAAATCTGATTGACCACGGAAAGAGTCAAACTCGATATCAGCAGAAAGTTTCATAGCAGCATCGTTAGCAGCTCTATCTTCAGCTTTCGTACCGTCAAAAGCAGCTACCATGTTAGCAGCAACTGATACGCGACGAGTAGTTGAGTAATAAGCCATAGGCACGATAGCACGAACGAAGTTAGAAGTATCTTCTTCTCCGATTCCGCCTTCATACTGAGCTGAACCACCAAAAATACCGTAGTCAAGCTGACGGTTATATTGGATAAGTGTTGACTTAGCATCTTTCGAGCTAAGCATTTTTTGAAGCTTGATGTGCTTATCTTCAAAAGTTACAAGTTCCATTACAGGAGAAAGGTCTTCTACCTGCAAAGCACTACCTTGTGTCAAAGTACTTGGGGCTGCGTTGTAACTACCAGCTTCCAAAGCCTTCATTAGGTCATTAAATTGTTCCATGTTGTCCTCCTATAATAGATGTTTTACTAATTCGATTGAACCGTTATTGTAGTAATTTGTAATTGCGTCTTTATCTTTCTTCTCAAGTTTACCGCTTCTGATTTTAGCTGTTAGCTTAGAGCTAATTTCGCTCTTAGTTACCTTGCTTAAATCGATTTCGTTAGCCTTGTTTTCTTCTTCAGACTTTTTAATTACTTCCATATTAACGATAGCTTTCTGCTTAGGAGCTTGTGAGCCCTTACCAAAAGCCTTGTTCAATACCTCAGTAACTTTATCTAGAGATTTTTTAAGAGTCTCATTTTCAGACTTCAAAGTTTCATTTTCAGACTTCATCATTTTAGCTTCTTCAGAAACTTCAGATTTAGTCATTACTTCTTCAACGCCAATTGTCTTTTTAAGAGTCTCAAAATGAGCTTTAGCTTCAGCTTTACTCATAGAGCGATACAAACCTTCCATTTCAGCCATATCTTCATCGTCATAATCAAGCTCTTTAGGCTCTTTAGATTCTGATTTAGCTTCCACGGCAGCTTCTGTCTTCTTAATTTGCTCACCTTCTGCTGTAGGGTCTAAGTGTTTTTTAAACTCAACTTCTACTTCAGCAATAAGGTTAAGCAGGTCTTGTTCAGTATATTTTTTCATGCTTAACTCCCATTAAGTTAAAAGTTGATATTAGATACCTTTAGTTGCCCATTGAGTTTCTACTTCCAACGAATCAGCTACAGCAGCAGCGTCCATAGAAGCAGCAGAAACAGCAGTTCCGTCAGCGATTTCTTTAACATCAATTTTCATACCAATTTTAGCAATATCAGCCATAGCCTTAATAAGATCACGACGAGAAGGCTCGCCTTCAGCAGCGTCTAGTTCAAATGCAACTTCAATCGTGTGTGGTGCGAAAGCAACTAGGTCATTTCCGAACACATCTTTAGAAACAGCATCTTGTGCTTTAATACGAATACCAATTACCGGCTGACCAGCAGCTTCATTTCCGCCATCTGAACAAAGCAATAGAGGCCATCCTTGAGCGTCATTAACTTGACGAACTGAGTCAATAGTAGCAGACCCTTTAAAACGTCTTTCTAGTTTCTCTTTCAACTCACGGGCTTGTGCTTGTGCTTTTGCTGTACTTTTCATACTTTTCCTCCATATAGTGGGTTACATTGACAAATTAAGATAAATACTTAAATATAGTTAAATATTTAGTATTTTCATGGTATTATGAATGATAACAATAGCTTACCTCTAAGCCATTGCAATGATTATAAATACATAATAAAACAAAATAGAAAACTAATCTTTAAGGTAGATATCTTTAATTAAAGATTAGGATTACAGGTAAAATATGTCTAATGATAAATTAGGGACTATAATTCACGGAATTGCAGCGCATGAGAGTTTAGATTCTTCTGGCGAGCGTATTCTTATAAATGGTATTGATACTTCTAGTCTTACTCAAGATGGGGTTTTTAATACCGAACATAAGTCCGACTCTACAAGTCAGATTATTGGTAAAATTACAGAAGCTACTAAGATACTTAAGAAAGAAGATTGTAAAAACAAACATCACGAATACTTTTGGGAAAGAGCTGGAAAAATGCCTTATTTATACGTAAAAGGTATTTTGTTTGACGGTTTTGGTCATAGCGGAGCGCAAGACGCTGTTTCTATGTTAAAATTCGACAAAGGTCTAGATAAAGGTGAAACTAAGCAATTAACTGGTTTTTCTATCGAAGGCTCTAAGCTAGATAAAGAAGGTGCTTTAATCAAGAAGTGTATTGCTAGAAAAGTGTCTTGGACCTTGCTCCCCTGTAATAAAGCCTGTATTGCCGAAATTCTTGAGGCAGATTCTGAAGAAAAACCAAGACTTATCTCTTTAAGCGACCTAAAACTCGCCTTTAAGAAAGCTGAAGATATGGAGAATGACATGAAAAAAGCAGATAAAAAGTACTTTACTCAATTAGCAGGTAAGCTAACTCCTAAAGAGCCTTCTAAAAAACAAACTTATACTAAGATAACTTCAACTACTGGAGAGCATAAAGAAGCTACTCCGGCAGAGCCTAAACAAACCATACCTCACGCTGAAGCGCCAAAAAAAATTACTCCCGGTACTAAAATAGAATACAGAAAACAAAAAATGCGTACTGGTGCAAGTATCTATAAAGACCCTGAAACTTGGAAAACTGAATCCAATGTTAGAAAGCAATTAACTAAAAAACCTGTCGGTAAGAATATGACGGCTCCTACAACTAAAACTAAAATAAATATGAGCGAGAAAGATATGGCAAAAGCTAAAAAAGAAATTCTTAAGTCTATGTCAGATGAAGCTTTTGATTTGTTTAAAAACAAAGACCTTTTAATTGATATCGCTAAATCTAAAATGCCCGAAGCTTCTGAAGAGGAAGTTTTAGCATTTGCAAAGACTTACGCCTATATTCAGCTTAAAAAGTCTGAAATTGGACTTGAAAAGCTTGCTAATGAGATTGAGGGTGGGGATATTAATAAAGCCAATCCAAATCCAGAAAAACCTAAAGCTAACCATCCTTGGAGAAAACAAAAGATTGGCTCTCAAGCACCTAAAATTTCAATGGATAAAGATAAATTACCAAATAAAGAACCTTCAGCTAAAAAAGACAAAAGTCCTGCTAACGGTGAAGAAAAAGAACTTAAATTTAACGAACAGTCTTGCGTAACCGATACTAAACCAGACCTTAAAAAACCTAAAATGGAAAAAAAAGGTAGATGTTGGGATGGCTATGAGCCTACGCCCGGTAAAAAAGCTTTTAGTCAGGGTTCTTGCAAGCCAATTAAAAAAGCAGAAGTACCTTCAAATGAAATTCATTTATATAAATATGAAGATGGAACCGCTGAAATTGTTTGGGGCGAAGCTGTATTAGATAAGACAGTTGATATTATAATTAAAGCAGAGCTAGATGGATGGCAAGAAAATCACGAAGATATTGAAAAAAAAGAAAAACCTTTCCATGGTTATAATTCAAAAAAACACTCTAAGGAAGGTGGATTGAACGATAAAGCTCGTGAAAAATACAATAGAGAACATGGTTCTAATTTAAAAAGACCTGTTACGGGTAAAGTAAAAGCAGGCTCTAAATCTGCTAAACGTAGAAAAAGTTTTTGTGCTAGAATGTCAGGCGTAAAAGGTCCAACTTCTAAAGAAGGTAAATTAACTCCAAAAGGAGCCTCTCTCAAGCGTTGGAAATGTTAATGAAAACTAAACGAGTTGCCGTAGCTATTATTCGTGATGAAAACGATAACGTATTGTTTGGAATGCGTAATGATAACGGACTCTATACTAATCCGGGCGGTCATTTACATGAAGGCGAAGACCCTTATGAAGGTGTTTTGAGAGAGTTGAAAGAAGAGACTGGGTTGACGGGTAACGATGCTAAACTTGTAAGAGTCGGCTTTAAAGAAAAAAAGAAAATGTTAGTATATATATTTGATGTTAAGGTAGATAAAAATCAAAAAATCGACCCGTCAAATGACCCCGATAAAGAATGTGATATATGGGCTTATTTAGACCCAAACGATATAGTAGACCAGCTTCACGTTGAAATAAATGAAAACTGGGGTTTAGAGTATTGGTGTAATAATTAAGACTAGTACGCAATAATGCGTTACGGTAAAACGTTCTAGGAGAATAGTATGTTATCAAAAAGTGCAAAAGAGATTCTGATCGTATGTATGGCTAACAGAAAGCTAGGGAGTGAAGTAGCGGCTCGTTTAATCGATGCTACTCCAGCAAATGCTGCAGCAGCTCAAGCCGTTCTTAGCGGATTGGCTAAATCAGAAAACAAAAGAGTCGAAGAGTATTTGATTGTTGCTCTTGCTAATCGCAAGGCAGGTCAAGAACTATCTAAAAAAATTAATGGTATGGTAGCCGTACTTGAAGCTAAGGCTGATGGACTAGAAGTTTTGGCGACTGCAGGTTCTTTTTCAGGTACTGTAGCTGGACTAACTACTCCTGTAGTTATTACTGCAAATACTGCTGGAGCAGCGGGAAATATTACTCTAACCGCTACAGGCGCAACAGTTACGGCTAGAATTGCAGCTTGGAACGCAGCTAACCCAAGCAATCAAGTTACACTTACTTCTGGAGACGGTGCTCAAATTCATACAGCAAGTATTGTTCTTTCAGGTGGAACAGATGCCTCTGACGCTAACTTAGCACCAGCTAAAGCAGCTATGGGCTCTGATAAAATGTCAGATAGTACTTTTGAAATTCTAGTTATCGCTATGGCTAGTCGTAAGGCTGCTGAAGATTTCAAATCTGCTTTTAACGCAATGATAGACGCCGTTCAGGCAATTGCATAGATAGTATTTCTAAAAAGTCTTACGAAAACTAAGGGTAGCTTCGGCTACCCTTTTTTATTTGTGGTATAATAACTACATGATAAGAAAATGTACTTACACCGGAAGAGATGCAAAGGCTAAGGATTCTGTAATACCTAGAGACCTTCTAGGTGATGAAATTCATAATTGGGCAGCTTCATTGCCTAGTAATCCCGACTACTTACAAACCAAACAAAATCGACTACCTACAGAGCTTGAGATGCAAGCTAATGAAATCTTTCATCTTTTAGAGCTAACTAAGCTTCGTGTCATATATTATGAACAGAAGCTTAAGTCTATTCAAGACGAAATCCTTAAAACTTATAAAGAGCCTAAAAAATCACCCATCCCTAAGGCAGAGAAAAAGAAGCAAGAGCAAATAGAAAAAGCTATTATCGAAAAAGAAGTAGTAGAATCTACTAACGAGAATATAAATGAGTTCTTTGAATCTAAACGTAAAATATGGGATGATGAAGATGAGTAGTTTTAAATGTAAAAAATGCGGGTGTGAGCCTGAGATGCTTAGTAGTTTTGGTAAGTTTGGCAACAATCCATTGAAAATAGAAGACGATAATGATTATTGCGATGCTTGTTTTGAGCAAGTGTGCTTGAAATACGAAGGCAAGTATCCAGAGCCAAAGCAAAATCCAACAGAAACTTATGGTATAATAGAATAGACATATAACCGTAAAGGAATGAATAATGAGCCGTAAAGTTAAATCCCCAGCCAAGATGTTTACTAGTGATGACAAGAAGTTACAAAAGATAATTGTAGAAACTATGGATGAAATTGCAGGAGTTGTAGGTAAATCTTTAGGTCCGGGCGGTCGGGTAATCATAATCGAAAGTGATTTACAAGGTATCCCAAACAAGAACACTAAAGACGGTGTTAGTATTTTCAGAGCCCTAGGTTCTCACGACCCATTTAAACATCTTATTATTGAGCAAACTCGTGATGCTGCTATTCGTACAGTTAACGAAGCTGGAGATGGTACGACAACCGCCACCGTTATTTCAGCAGCTCTAATTAAAAACCTTTTTGACTTTTGCAGTAAGAATAGACGCTATTCTCCTCAAAAGGTAGCACGTATTATCGCTAGAACTTTAGATGAAACTCTAGTTCCATCTATCAGAAAGCAATCCATCAAGATTACAACTAAGAACCAAGACCTTCTAGAAAGAGTTGCTACCGTTTCAGTTAACGGTGATAAGGATATGGCTAAAGCTGTAATTCAAGCCTTTGAAGAAGTAGGCTACGGAGCATCGTCTCACGTAACTATCCAAGAGCTTTCTGGTCCAAGCGGTCAATATGAAGTTAAACTTATCGAAGGTTTTCCAGTAGATAAAGGCTATGAAGAGAGTATTGGTAAGTTCCACCCTGCTTTTATTAATGACCAAGGTAATCAAAGATGTTTACTTGATAAACCTTTATTTATCTTATTTGATGGTAATATTACCGATATGGTTCAAATTCAACCAGTACTAGAAAGTATTGGTGAAGAATACGTAAGCGGTAAATCTGAGTTTAAAAACGTAGTTATTGTAGCTCATAATTTCTCAGACCAAGTTCTAACACAACTTGCTTTTAACTTTCCTAATCCTCAGACTATTAATATCGTTCCTTTAACAACTCCTCTTAGCCAAATCATTAATGGTCAGCTAGAATTCCTTATGGATATCTCAGCTTTTACTGGCGCTAAGATTTTTGATATGAACAATTCTCTCCTAGATGCCTTGCCGGAAGATTTTGGTAAGAATATGGAAAAGATTGAAATCTATCGCTTCCGCACTACTATTGTAGGTGAGCCAGACCAATTGAATGTTGAAGACAGAGCTAGTCAGATTTCTACAAGAATGAATCAATCTGAATCTAAGATTGAAAAGATTCTTTTAGAAGAAAGACTTGGTAAACTTACTAACGGTATTGCTCAACTTAAAATCTATGGCTCTTCTAACGCTGAACTAAAAGAGAAGGCTGATAGAGCTGAAGACGCTGTTTGTGCGGTAAGAGCTGCTATTAGTCACGGTTGTCTTCCGGGTGGATGTCGTGTATTGATTAATCTACTAATTGGACTATTGGCTGAAACTGAGAATAAAGAAATTATGCAAGATGTACTTATCCCGTCTCTTGCGGCTCCTTTCTATAAGCTACTAGATAATGCTGGATATAACGTAGATGAGCAACAGGAAATTCTAGGCAAGCTCCTCGAAAATAAAGACTTGGTTTATGATGTAGAGAATGGAGTATTCGGAAAAGCCAAAGAGTTGGGTATTTTTGACGCTACCTTGGCTGTAGAGCAAGCGCTTAAAAACGCTGTATCAATTGCTTCAGTAATGGGTACTCTTGGTGGTATCGTAGCTTTCCCTAGAGATGGTCAGCTTGAACGCCAACATGCTTTAGATGAAGAAAATTTTAGACAAACACTAGATAATGCAGAAAATATGCGTAATGAAGCGAATGAACGTTCGTGAGTAATAAATGATTCAAGACAATGACTTAGAAGAACATAAATCAAAGCTAGTCTTTGAGATGCTTAATTCGGCTGAAGAGCTGAGAGAGTGGATGTCGCTCTATTTCGGTATCTATTTCCCTATGGGCGTTGTTCATCCTGACTCTACTCATTCTCCCACTGAAGCTATGTGGCGAATCTACGAACTAATGAAAACTGGGGAAAGTGAAAACGTACCTCAAGTATGTATGCTTTCTTCTCGTGACTCTTATAAAACCCTCTCCGCAGCAGCTATTGAAGTTCTATGTATGATTCACTTCAGAATCTCTGTAGCTCACATGGCTGCAATTGAACCACAATCTCAGAAGGCGGTTCAGTACGTAGAATTATTCTTCCGTCGAATTGGGAAGTATCTAGAAAACCACAACTGGAAAAAGAATTCAAACAATAAAAGAGTTATTGAATGGATTACTGACGATGGTAGAAATATCTACTTAAAAATCATTATTGCTACTATTGCAGGTGCTAACTCCGAGCACGTACCTATGTTATTTATCGACGAGGTTGACGTTGTTCAGAATCCAAAAGCTTTAGAAGAAGCTAAGATGATTCCGTCTGTTTTTGGTAAATACTTTCCTATGACGGTTTATCTGTCCACTAGAAAGTTTGCTGGTGGACTTATGGAGAAAACCCTTAAACAAACAATTGCCGCTGGTGGTGAGGTTTTGCGTTGGAATATCCTCGACATTACCGAACGAGTGCCTGTAGAGATAGCTAGGATAGATGAACCTAAAGTTGTTAGGTATCTAGGAAGAGGTCTTCCTATGGTCAACCTTTCAGAGTCTGAATGGGCTGGGTTAACTGACGAACATAGAAATGATTATGAGCGTTTTGAAGCTTACGCCGGAATCGCTACCCACCCACTACTTCCTGTAATGCGAAATTATCTAGTAGATAGAAATCAAGAGGATGTGGGATATTTATATAAGCCCGTATCGGCTGTAAAAAACAACTTTAATCAACTTTCACCAGATATGGCTGAAGCTCAGCTAATGTGTCAAAAGCCATCTACCTCGGGACTTGTTTATCCTCGTTTTGATGGTATGTCTAACGTAATATCTATTCAAGACTGTTTTTTAAAATTAACAGGAGAGATACCTCACAACACCAGCCATGAATTTCTAAGAGATATGCTAGTAAATCTAGGTATTACTTTCATCGGTGGAGCTGACTGGGGGTATACGGATTACACCTCCTTGGTAGTACTTGCTCTTATTCCAAATGGAGAGGTTTGGCTTGTAGATAGCTTTATTCAAGATAAATTAGAATTGGACGATATTGTAAAATACATTAAAGAATTGAATCAATTATGGGGTGTAGATAAATGGTATGTGGACCAAGCCTACCCGGCATATATAGCTACCCTCAAAAGACATGGTTTAAAGTGTCCTGAATTCAAGAAAGTCGTAGCTGATGGGATTGCTGCTATTCAGTCTAGAATTGTAGACTCTTCCAATACCCGAAGATTCTTCATATTGGACATCCCTAAAAACAAACATTATATTGATTCTTTTAGTGAGTACAAATGGCAGCTAGACCGTAAGGGCGATGTTATCGAAGGAGAGCCATACCATGATTCTGACGGCTACTCAGATGCTTTGGATTCTCTCAGATACCCGTTTCAGAACATATTCGCTAAAGGTGGGAAAATCATGTTTACCTACCCTTTGGCTGCTAAAGATAATGTTCAGCTAAACGGTGTTAAAGAGGCTGTAGTAAAGGCTAATACTAATATCATGGTTAATAAAATCAAAGAGTTAGCTCCTAATTACGAAAATGAAAAGAAAGACGACACAGCTCCTACTAAGAAAAAGGTTTTGTGGATGTAATTGGCGCAAAAATCTTTAATAATTCAAGGTTTTTACGCAGAAAAAGCAATCTTTAAATGGTATAATACAATACTGGAGACGAAAATGAGTAAAATGAATCTATTTTTAGCGGTGACGGCATACGAAGACGAAAATCCGACCAATAATCCATCCAAAAATATCTTTAAGTGGGTCAACGACCTCCAAGGCGCTTCTATTGAAGAACCTAGCGCCTCTACAGTTAAACTAGCTCCCGGTCAGGTTTTAAGCTTGTTCTCGGGTGAAGTAACTTTATCCGACGATGGTACTACGACCTATGATCTAAGTCTTAAATCGGGTACTGCTAATACATACAGCTTAAAGCATAATTCAGGAACCGCTCCTGCCTTTAGAACTCTTAGAAGCTTAGGTCAAAACGCTACATCTCAAATTACAGTAACAAAGAATGCTACCTTAGCAATTTTTACATCTTCCGGCGGAACACTACTCAATCTAGCCTCCCTTGTAGTGGGCGACGAAGTTAGAATCGGTTCTCAATTTAACGTAGCTAATCAAGGCAAATTTAAGGTCTTGTCTAAAACAACTACTTCGTTCACTGTAGAAAATCCATCCGTATCTGCTGAAGGTCCTGTGACCCTTGGAGCTGGCTTTGCTGACCAAGTTAGGGCTTATTCTTCAGCAGGTGTCCAGATCGGAGATGACGTAGCTATTGATGCTGGTTTTTCGGTTGTCTCTCAAGGTACTTACCAAATCACAGACGTTCAAGACAATAAGATTGAATTCTATAGTTTAAGCCCACTTCCTGAAGAGCTGGCTATTTCTGAAAACCTCAGAATCTTTAATCAGTCTAAAAAATTCATTTATGTTGAATCCGACAAAAAGATTTCTATTAGTATCAATGGGACTAACTCAAACACTATTGAGCCTGTTATCCTAGGTCTTAAGCTTAAGTCAGGTTGTTTTATGCAAAATACAACTATGTCATCGGCTGAAATAACAAATAATTCACAAGAAACGGCTACTGTAACGTTTCTAACGGCAGAATAATATGAGTGATAAAAAAATAATTCACGCCGCTGGCGGTGAAAATTTAAATAGAGATGATGTTCAAACCCTGCAAGAAACGTATAATAACGCTATTCTAAAGAACGCTGGTAAAGACTATCAAATGTCTGATTTAATTAAATCAGCGGTTGGTACGGCTAATAAGAAAAGCGCATCGCCTAGGCTTGCTTTTACAGAACAGCCAAATCAAGTAGATCATTATGCTGGTGTATTCAAGACCAAGCGCAATCTATTGCCAGATTCAATCATCAAGCAAATTCGTGTACAAAACCACCTTATTGCCGGTATTCTAAGAGCAAGAGGTAATCACTTATCGATGTTTGGTCATGTTCGTAAAGACCGTTTTGACATTGGTATTGAAGTAGATATTAAAACTGAACTAAAGGATTATATTGAACCAGAGCAAATGGTTCAAGTTCAGCAAAGGATTTCTGAGTTTACTAAACTACTTGTTAATTGCGGTCATACGCAAGGTTTAAAGGAAGAGGAGAAAATGACTCTTTCTGAATATCTAGACCTTTCAGTTAGGAATGGATTGGCTTTTGGTAGATTTGCTACTGAAGTTGTATATTCAGATACTGATAATGAAGCCTTTAACAGATTCAGAGCTATTGATGCTGGTACAATGTATAAAGCAGTTAAAAAAGGCGAATCGGCTGAAGGAATCAGAAGAAACTCGCTTAAATTAATTGAAAACTTGACTGGTGTAAAAATTGACCCAAGAGCGCTTGAGCAAGATGAATACGCTTGGATTCAAGTGGTAGAAGGAATTCCTCGTCAAGCTTTCACTCCTAAGGAGATGTTGGTTTATAACCTATATCCTTCTTCAGATATCGAGCATAATGGCTATCCTGTAACTCCACTTGATACAATTATTACTTCAGTTACAACTCATACTTCAATTGAAATCTATAATAAATTGTATTTCCAGAACGGTCGTGCTGCTCGTGGTATGTTAGTTATCCAGTCTGATGAAATCGATTCATCCACAATTGAAGATATTAAACAACAGTACAACGCCTCTATTAATAACGTAACTAACTCTTTCCGTACACCTATTTTTGGTGTTGGTACTAAAGACCAAGTAAATTGGGTATCAACTCAGCCTCAACGTAAAGATGGCGAATTCCAATATCTATTCGACCAAACTACCCGTAACATCCTTATGGCTTTTGGTATGTCTCCAGATGAGCTTCCGGGCTTTGGTCACTTGTCAAGAGCTACGTCTCAACAGAGTATGTCTGAGTCTTCTAACGAATACAAGATGATTGCTGCTAGAGATATTGGATTAAGACCTCTTATCTTGAAATTCCAAGATTTCTTCAACGAAAAAATCTTTCCTTTAATCGATCAAGAATTAGCACAGCTTTGTTATATTTCATTTGCTGGATACGATGCCGAAACAAAAGAAGGCGAATCTCAGCGCTTAGCTAGGGATATGCCTATTCATTACACTTACGATGATGTAATGGATGAGGTTGACAAGCAGCCTGTCGGTCCTCATATGGGTGGCGCAATGCCGTTCAATGAGCAGTACCAGCAAGTTATGAGTTCTTATATCGGCGTAAATGAAATCGTTAGCGAATTCATGGATAATCCAGCCGCTAGATTAGACCCTATGTTGAAGTACACCCAGAATCAATTTGCTCTTCAGCATATTCAAACTTTAGCTCAGTTTAATCCAAACGCAGTTAAAGCTTACTATGCAACAAGGTCTGATTCATTCCAGATTCTACAAGCATTACTTAAAGATTATTTAGACGAAAACGAATAGGAGAATATTATGTCAATGGACTACAAAGCTAAGTACAAGGAAATGAGAGCGCAATTGATTAAGTCTTCCGACTTAGCTTTTAGACTCGGCTATGAGCAAGGCATGAAAGATGCTCAAGTTGAAAACATGCAAATGCAAATGGAGCAGCAAGCTCAGCAAATGGCTCAACAAGCAGCTATGATGCAGGGTGGTCAGCCCGGTCAAGAAGGTCAGCCTATGTCTGAAGAGGAAGCTGCTATGCAAGAGCAAGGCGGAGCGCCTCAGGATAAGCAAGGTATGGAACAGGCTCAAATGGAAGAAGAGCAAGAGATGGAGCCGGGTCAGGGAACTGAACTTGATAACCATATCAATGAGCTTGAAAGTTTGGTCGCTAAGGGAGAAAAACCTACGGTAACGGATTTGAGAAAGGCTGTTGAAGCTTTATCCAATGTAAGAAAGAATCAAAAAGCTAAAATGAAGGCTAATAAACCAGCGGTAGCTACGGCTCAGAAAAAACTTGTAGATAGTATATTGGGCAAGTGGGAAAAAGAATCTAAGATGACTGCTGAGAATCTAGAAGAATTGATTGCAACTGAAGGTCTTAAACTGTAATGAAAGGTCTTCCACTTAAAATTATCGATAAGATTGAGGAAATCATCGGTGCTCAGTTTGATGAAATCACTTTAGATTTCTTGGGCATTATACCGAAGCTTTCTAGAAATAAGAGGATAGTTTTTACCACCACTAGAAGTAATCTAACATCGTTATTCCTACAGGCGCTAGGTCATAGGAAGCCCAATCAAGACGAGGAGGATACTCTTAAGGGATGTCTAAGAGTTGCAGCTAATTATATTGATGCTCTTAAAGAAAGAACTCAAGCTAGAGCCGTTCAAACAGCTAACGCATACGCTCAGGAAACTTTTGCCAATAACAAGCAAATAGCTCCGAGTAAAATTAGAAAAATTGTTGTTGAAGAGATGGGAAAGGCTCAGAACCATTTAAAGTTGATTGTTAATAGTGAGACTAATAAAGCTGTGAATACAGGAACCGCACTACAAATTCAAAAAGTTGCTGACGATGTTGGAGATAAAGACCCTGTTGTTTTCTTTCTTGTAACAAAAGATGATAAAACAGGTGATGAAGAATGGATTCTACATTTACTTCCAGATAGAAAAACTCCGCGACTTTGGTACTTATCTGAGATTGGAGCTGGCTATCATAAGGTCGGAGACCCGAACCCTAAACTACCCGGACTACATCC